CCGTCACCGTGTTGCCGATCTGGACGGGGCCGCGGATGGAGCTGTCGAGGTAGTCCCAGCCCGCCCAGTCGTTCAGCTCGACCGGGATCTGGATTTCGAGCCAGTCGCCGGCGACGAGGCCGAGCGTTGCCAGGCTGAGATTGGCGGGCAGGCCGTAGGTCACGGTATGGACGGCGAGCGCGTCGTTGACGGGCGTGATCGTGATCACTTGTTTCTCGTTTCCGGCCGCCACCACTTCCTTGCTGCCGACATAGGTCGAGGTGCCGGTTCCGCGAACCAGGCGCATGCCGGTGGCGACATCGCCGGTGACGTTTGTCTTGGTGCCGGTGATCCCCGGCGTGCCCTTGGGCGGGAAGATGTTATAGGCGGCGAGCGGGTCGAGCGAGCGCGTTTCCCCGGCCGAAACCATGCCCTGCAGGATCGGCAGGAGGATGTCTGATCGTTTTGCCATCAGGTCGGGCTTGGGGTGAAGTCCATCGACAAACATGGCAGGCGAGATGCCGGAGGCGGGGCCATCGAGCGCAAGCGTGTTGCAGAGCATGACGCCTTCGCGGCCCGCCTGCGCCATGATCCACGCATTGACGCCGTCAAGGATGCCGGGCCATGCCGGATCGTCGGTGCCGGGCTGATCGTCGAGCGTGTTGGTCCAGCTCAGTGTCTGCAGGATGACGTAAATGCCGGCATCGACGATGCGCTGCACCTGGGTGTCGAGGTCCGCAACGATCTGCGCAAGCGTCCTGCTTCGGACGATATCGTTATAGCCGATGTCGATATAGACGATGTCCGGCTTCTGGCCGAGAGCGTAGGCGGTGCGGGCCAGCGTGCCGGGGAATTGCGCTTCCAGGCCGGGAACCGGGAAAAGGCAATCGCCTGATTTTCCGCCCATGGCGCCCGAGAAGGCCGCAAAGGAACTCGGCGTGAAGAACGGATGGTTGAGTTCGGCGAAAATGTCGAGGTTGAAGCGGCCATCGGCTGCCTTGATCCATGAGAGGACGGTGCGGCCATTCTCATAGAAACCGGTATGGCCATTCGTCGCCGTCTGTCCTGCGGTATAGGTCTGCGCGGCACCGAGGCCGATGAAGCTGTGGCCGAGGCCCATGATCTTGGCGCCTGCCGGCAGAGGCAGGGCGGGAAGCGGCACCGCGATATCCGCACCCTTCACGGGAATGACCGGCGCATTGCCGTAGAGGCTGCGCCCATCTGATATCCTGACGGCGCCGAGCACGGGCAGGTCGTTATAGATGGTCGCGCCATCGCTGATGATGTCGATGCCGAGGACGGGCTTGTTATCGGTAAACAGCGTGGAACTGCCCACATCGCGGATGCCGATGACAGGGCGGTTGTTGAACATGCGCGTGCCGTCGGGAACGATCACGACGCCCTGGACGCGCTGCATATTGTGGAGTTTCGCCATTGGCGCCTTGCCTTCGCTCGGAGAGAAAAAAGAGCGGCCGAGGCCGCTACGGCATCGGCCCGAAAATCGGATTCGATTTTCGGAAGCCTGATGCGTCGAATGAAAGAGCTGGAGCGTCCCTTGTGCGTCCGGGTGGGCGCGCGGCGCTCCAGAGGTGGCCTGTCGATCAGCTTGTGTCAGTCGCCAGGCTGGGAGGAGTTCTGGATTTCCGGCGCCACCCAGTCCGGGGCGGGGCCGCCAAGGGCTTCCTGCACGCCGTTGCCGATTGGCTCGGGAGGCGTGGCGGGCTTGGCTGGCTTTGCGGCCGGCTTTTTCTCGGCCGGCTCCGCTTCCGCCCTGGCGCCGGATCGGGCAAGCCGCACCCATTTCGGGCGGCGCTTTTCGTCCTTCCAGAGCGCGTCCGGCAGGGCGAAGCGCTCGCCGGGTTCGCGTCTGGCGCCGCCGAAATAGCCGCGCTCGATGGCGATCACATCAACCATGCGAGGGAACCCCAGCGGTGAAGCCGGCGGTGATCTTGCCCGTGGTCGGCGCAGTACCCGTCACCGTGTAGAGCAGGCGCAGGAAGAGTTCATCCGTGCCGCGCGGAATATGGCTCGGCGGGATGATCTTGCCGGCCTTGAGGTCGGCCAGCGTGAGCGTGGTTGATATGACCGCCTTCGGCGAGGGGAAGGCCTCGTTGTCGTCGGTCTGGATGGTGACGGCGAGTGACGTCAGGTTGTTGAAGCTTTCCACCACCTGCATCAGGAAGGGGATCGGTTCGCCCTTACCGATATCGCGGGTCAGACCCGTCCTGATCGGGCCGAGATTGATGACATTGGTGCTGGGGCCGGTTGCGGTGATCGCCTGTGCGTCCGAAAGCAGCGTCTGCCGGTCGAAAATCATGGGATGTGCCTTTCGTTAAGGGAGGGGCGCCCGCCGCCTGATAACGGCGGGCTGATGCAGACGATCAGGCGAGCGCCGGAACGGCGGCTTCGGTGTTGAGGATGGCGTCCGTCTCGCGGATCGGGATGCCGCGATAGAACTTCACTTCCTGGCCCTCGACGAACTGCGTGGTCAGGTGGACCGTGTTCTGCCGGTCGGAGGTCAGCGCCCGGTCGGTGGACTGGACGTCGAGCACTTCGAGCACATCCTTGTTCATGTAGATGGCGATGCGGCTCGCCTTGGCGTTCAGCCGGCGGGACTGCAGGCGGTAGTAGCCCTTGCGCATCAGCGCCCAGAGATCGACGGTGCCTGATATCATGTCGGAGACGTCGATATTGGCGACGCGGGCATTGTAGCGCCAGTCCTTCACGGCTGCGCCCAGATGCCAGGTGTAGAGCGTTTCCTTGGCATAGTAGGGGTCGCCATTGGCATCCAGCACGCGCTGTTCGCCCTTGTCGTCGATCTTCACGCCGGCCTTCGTGCCCTTGGGGTAGAGCAGGTGGGTGGCGTGGTCGCCCCAGGTGACGAACCAGATGGAGGTGTTGTCGGCCCCGGTGCCGCCGCCATGCACCACTTGGCTGGCGATATTCGGCTGCGCCGGGTTCGGCAGGTTGGGGTTATAGGCGGAGTAGCGGGCGGAAAGTCCCTTGAACTTCTCCGGGGTCGTTGCCGTATCGTGATAGAAGAGGCCGGAGGCCATTTCCTGGCTCAGGGACTCGATGAAGGGCATGGTGTCGACGAGACGGGCTTTCGCCTTGTCCGGTGCGAGATCGAGCAGGCGCATGTCGATTTCGGAGCGGGCATGCACGAAGCCGGTCGTATCGTCCACCTGCTGCATGGTGGCTTTCGACTGCTTGATGCCCTGGTAGAGCCGGCCCCAGGAAACAGAGGGCAGGCCGGTGCGCACCATATGGCGGTGCACGGCATCCATGTTGCATTCGACGGCCATCGCGTCGTCGAGGATCGGGTTCTGCTGGGAGAGAAGCTCGATGACGGCGCCTTCGGCAGAGCCTTTGAATGCGTCAACAAGTGTCGGGTAGTAGCTGCCAATGGTGGCCATGTTTTATCAGCCCTTCGGTGCGTCTTTGGGAAACATCAGGTGCGCGGTTTCGGCTTTCCTGCCGTTTCCGCCCGCGCCGCCATTCGGTGGGTTGTCCTCCTGGATCATCGATCCGACCTTTGCGAAAATTCTGATCATTTCGGGGTGGTTGCCGCCGCCGCTGGTGTTGAGATATTCGCGCAGCGCCGGGGTGCCCAAGCGGGAAAGCGCGCGTTGTGCCGAACCGACGGTGCCGCCCCATTTCGCCCCGCCGATCTCGCGGTCCCTGCGGGCCTCGTCGGCCCAGCCCTGCACGCGGCCGGCCCAGGCTTCGGAGGCTGCCTTGCCGCGCCGGCCCTGGATCTCGATGAAGCGGTCGGCCAGTTGCTGCGCCTGCCGGTTTGTGAGGCCGAGATCGTGGAAATCGGGGCCGAGCGCATCGATCAGCTCCTGATCCACCTCGATGCCTTCGGGCATGGTCAGCGTGTAGCGGCCATCGTCGGGCACGCGGTCGGCAGGGTCGTCGCCGCTATCATCGGGCTTGCCGGCGTCGCGGTCTTCGGTTTCGGCGTGGTCATCGCCACCGGTGTCACCATCCGGTGATGGCATATCATCGGGAAAGAGAATGGTTTCCGGTGCAGCACCTTCACTGCTGCCGCTGCCACCGCCGCCGCTATTTGGGCCTTCGGCGCTCATCGCGATTTCCGGCCTGCCGATCTTAAGCATCGCTGTCATGGTCTTCGCCTTCCTCACTTGCGGCGCGGCTTGCCGCCGCTGCCTTGTCATTTGCCTTGAGATCCGCGATCGCCAGCAGCAGGCGCGGGTAGAGTGTCGGGTCGATGCGGTCGAGCTCGGCGATCAGCCGCCGACCGGCGCCCTGCTTGCCCAGCGTGTAATGCGTGGCGTTGACGAGTTCCCCCGCGTAAGCCTCCTGGTAGATCGCGCACTGTTCCAGCATCCAGAACAGCACGCGCTTGCCGGATGCGGTGGCGAAGACCTCGCGGAAGGCCGCGGTGATCTCATCCCGCTCGACGTTGTGGGGCAGAGACGGTTGATCCTTAAAATGATCCATCAGGCGAGACCCAGCTGGCGCAGAAGCGCTGATCCATTCGGGTTGTCATTGGCATCGGCCAGTACCTGTGCGGCCTTGGCGCCCTGATTGAGGGCAGGCGCCACCTGCGAGGCCATCTGCGCGGTCTGAGCCGCCTGCATCTGCTGGGCCCGCTGCGCGCGGATATCCTCCACCTTGTCATCGGC